TCTCTTCAGGCTCTTACAACCAGCACTCAGGGCTTTCAGCGTCTCTTGAGGGAGACAGAGTAGAGCTTAAATATCCTAATTTCCAATTTTCTTATGCAAGAAGGGTCGGACAAGCTCTTTCAAATGAAGTTAATGTTGGTGGTTTTGATACTGTGTATTCAGCTTCAATTGATATTACAGCCTCAGTGCAAGATTATGACCTTCAGGCAATTGTATATTCTGCATCTGTGGATTCTGAAAATGATTACAAATTTTCTGATAAAGTTGGCAAGAATAAAATATTAATTAGAAAGGTTTATTATAAGACACCAGCAGCTTCTTGGAGGTTCTATGGATACTATGGTGGCTTGAATGCTGTCGGTAATTTACAGACTTATGGACAATATGCTGATGATTCACAATTTCAGATTGTACCAGTCTGGCAAAACAAACAACAAGCTCTAGGCTACGAAGACGCGATTTATACTAGAAACTCACACTATTCGTATGAAATTAAAAATAATCAATTAAGAATATTCCCAAATCCTACATCTGCAACTTCGCCGACCAAATATTGGATTGAGTTCATTATTCCAAATGAACATAACTCTTGGGATCAGAATAATCAAAGAAGAAACAACACACACGGCATTAACAACATGAACACTCTGCCGTTTGCAAACATTCCATACGATAAGATCAACTCGATTGGTAAACAATGGATTCGAAGATTCGGGTTGTCCTTATCAAAAGAAATATTAGGTCATGTAAGATCTAAATTCGCAACAATCCCGATTCCGGGAGAATCAGTGACTTTAAATGGTGATGCTTTAGTGTCACAAGCAAAAGAAGAGCAAACTGCTCTTCGAGAGGAGCTTAAGACAGTTCTTGACGAGATGACTTACGACAAGCTGGTCGAAAAAGACGCCGGCATTGTTGCAAACGTCGGAACAATGCAAGAAAAACTGCCCATGGGCATATTCACAGGATAGGAGGGTAAGAAATGGCAAAGAAATGGTCACAACCGGCCTCACCGCCGCCTCCTTTATTCGTTGGCAAGAAAGAAAGAGACTTGGTTAAACAGGTGAATGACGAACTTATCGAAAGAGTCATCGGACAACAAGTTCTTTATTTCCCAATAAGCGTTGCTAACAGCAATTTCCACCCTTTATATGGAGAGGCCATTGAAAAGAACTATTTGCCACCAATTAGAGTACATGCTCTCATAGAATACGATGGTGACGAGACCGAATGGATGGATAATGTCGGGATTGATACAAAATCATCTATTGTTATCCATTTTCACAAGAGAAGGTTGACAGAAGATCAAGATCTTTTTGTGAGAACCGGTGACTTTGTATTGTATGGTGATATTTATTATGAGATTGTAAGCTTGAACGAACCACAACAGATTTTTGGTCAAGTAGAACACCAAATGGAAATCTCAGCTAAGTGTATCAGAGCACGCGAGGGCTTATTCGATGGCAATTGATAAGGACAAATATACAATTGACAAAGATGGCAACATTGTTTCCGAAACAATCATTGCACCATCAACTCTAGAGAACATTGATCAAGCTATGTATGAATGGGTTAACAATACCGTTGATATATTCTGCACAACAAACAAGGGCTGGAAGAAATCCCCAGTTATTTGGATGTCGGCAGAGCGCTCTCACCAGATAAAGAACAGAAAGGAACTCCGCGATGACAATGGCTCACTGATTTTGCCTATTATCTCGCTTTCCAGAGCCAGCATGACTAAAGACCCTTCCAACAAAGGAATCTTTCAAGCTCATATCCCTCCAAACATAGATGAGCGCGGAGGATCAATTGTTGTTAATAGAAGAATTAATCAAGATAAGACTGCAAACTTTGCAAATGCCGATGCCAAACGTAGAGGCAAATTCGCATCCACAAATACCGGTGCGAGAGATCAAGTTAATTTTGCAAAGAAGAATGAGAAGGTTGTTTATCAATCAATGTCTATTCCAATGCCAGTCTATGTTGATATATCATATGAGATAACACTTAGAACAGAGTACCAGCAACAGATGAACGAAATGATTACGCCATTTATTACAAAGACAGGAGGTATTAATTACTTTCTTCTAGAAAAGGACGGCCATCGTTATGAAAGCTTTATTGAACAGGACTTCGCCCAAAACAATAATGTGTCCACTTTGCAGGTTGACGAGAGAATGTACCAGACCACAGTAAAGGTCAAAGTTCTCGGTTATTTGATAGGCGAAGGCAAGAATCAAGCACAACCAAAAGTTGTTATTCGAGAGAACGCTGTGGAGGTTAAGCTTCCACGAGAAAGAGTAATCTATGGTGACATCCCAGAACACACTGATAAGAGCGGATTTTATCGCGATTAGTTTTGGACTTTGGAAAATCAAACGACTATTTACTAGAGCAATTATTATAGTCATAAAGGAGACGTCACAGCATGGCTGAAAAAAAGTTTAAGTTTGTTTCACCGGGGATCTTCCTCAGCGAAGTTGATAATTCACAAAACCCCAATGCGGGCACACCCCCCGGACCCGTGATTATCGGTCGATTTGAGCGCGGCCCCGGAATGCGCCCAACAATAGTAAATTCCTTTTCTGAGTTTGTAGAAATTTTCGGAAATCCAATCACAGGTAAAGGAACAACAGACGGCGACGTCTGGAGAAACGGTAATTACCTTGCTCCTACATATGCCGCCTATGCTGCTCAGGCTTGGTTGAGAAATAACTCTCCTTGCACTGTGATTCGTCTTTTAGGGACAGAAGACCCCAAAGCAGTAGCCTCTGGCACAGACGGCCCTGCAGCCACCGGCGGAAAAGCCGGCTGGGATATGGGTAACGTCGGTTCATCTGCACCAGACGGAGCATATGGACTTTTTGTATTTCCAAAGTTTGACACCCTCTCTGCCGTCGCAGTAACTCCACACACTGGAACGCTCGCAGCTATCTTTTATGTAAATCACGCCTCTACAACATTGACACTCACAGGTTCGTCTAGAATTGCTACAGGAAAGACTCCTCAAATATTCGCAACAGCTTCACACGGTGCACTTCTTGCTACTTCTAGTGCAAATTCAAGTGGGCAGTTTACAATGGTTATTGGAACTCAGGCTGAGATCGCAACTGCAAACAGCGTTGGTGCAAAGAAAATTGAGTTCAACTTCAATGAGAATTCAGAGAAGTTCATCAGAAAGGTATTCAATACTAATCCTGCAAAGGTTAATTCTAATGCTTACTCCACCACAGAAGGTTATTTCTTAGGTGAGACTTTCGAAAGACAACTTCTTGATCGTCAACGTGGCGGTGCTGGCCAACATGGTGGAGCCGCCGCAGACGGTGGCTTCGGTTACGGTGTCGGTGACGCTGGAACGGGATTAGCATCGTTAGGTGAGATCGGAACAGCAGCAATGCTTCCTCTGAAGTCCGTTGGTGGTGGTAATGACTGGGCCGACCGCGCTCGTCCAATGCAAGCTGGCCGCACAGGTTGGTTCGTAGCTCAACACCAAGGTGCAGCGGGAACGTTCAACGCTCACCAACTTCAAAAATTATTCAGATTACACTCTCTGGAGCCCGGTGAATGGACTCAAAGAAATCTTAAGGTTTCTATCCAAGACATCAAGCCTCCTAAATCGGCAGCACTGGGAGTCCCTCAGTTCTCGACATTTACAGTTGTAATCAGAAAGATCGACGACAGTGACGCATCCCCTCAACTCGTAGAACGTTTCAGTGGATGTGATCTTAATCCAAATTCTGCAAACTATATTTGTAGAAAGATTGGTGACAAATACGTCGAGTGGGACAACACAAAAAGAACATACAGAGAGTATGGAACTTACGGCAATATGTCGAAATTTGTTACTGTTGAGGTTAATGAAGTTGTTTCCAACGGAGACGCAGCAAATCTTATGCCTATGGGTATGTACGGACCACCACGTCCTAAAAAGATCGTTATCGGAACAGGAAGAAACATTGGTACCGAGTCTTGGGCTTTGCACAATAGTGGTTCTTTCTTGCCGACACACTGGGTAAACACTAAAAGTGAGGCAGGAATTGCTTCCGGGGCCGAGTTCTACATGCATGGCCTTACAGCTTCTCTGCTTTGGCCACAGCCCGTTCTTCGCCACTCGAACACAGAAGACAACCTTCCAAAGAAGAACAATGCTTATTTCGGTATTTCGACCTCGAAATCCGGTTCTAGCACTTATGCCCCTAGCACAGCAGACGTGCTGAAAGCACTCCCTTCTGGTATTGGTACTTTTAATAGCGACTCTTCAAGAATCGTAACTGAAGGCTCGACATATGTTGAACCATCTTTCATCTTCACGCTTGATAACTTGTCCGCTTCAGCCGATGGTTCCGGAGACGTTAAATATGTTTCAGGTTCACGTACGGCTGGGACTTCGTTGACTGCCTTAAGTGGAACAAACTCTATCTTAACTGGTAGTAGTTTCGGTTACAATCGATTTACAACTCTTTTCCATGGTGGATTTGACGGTCTCGATATTACAGAGAAAGATCCATTCAGAAATACAAGATTGGATGACAACTCTGATCCTAAATCGAACTATGCTCTTTTCTCGACACTTAGAGCTATCGACACTGCAAGAGACCCAGAATACGTTGAGTGCAACTTAATGCTTGCTCCGGGTATCACAAACAGCACTGTTACAGATCACCTGATTGATATTTGCGAAGAAAGAGCAGACGCTCTCGCAATCATCGACTTGGAAGATGATTATATACCAGCGCACGAAAGTACAGCTACCGAGGCTAATCGTAAGCCAGACGTGGATACAGCAGTGCAAAAATTAAAGAATCGCCAAATTAACTCAAGTTATGGTGCAGCGTATTATCCGTTTGTACAGATTAGAGATTCTTTGGCCGATCAGTTGTTGTTCGTCCCACCTTCAGTAGTAGGTTTGGGTACTCTCTCATACAGCGAATCAGTTCGCGACGTATGGTTTGCACCAGCCGGCTTCACACGCGGTGGGCTTAGTGACGGTAAAATCGGTTTCCCAGTTGTCGGTGTAAAGCACCAGTTGACTTCTGACGAAAGAGATAAGCTTTATGAAGTAAACATTAACCCAATCGCTTCTTTCCCTGCAGAGGGTATCGTAGTGTTCGGCCAAAAGACACTTCAGGTTTCAGAATCCGCACTTAATCGAATCAACGTACGCAGACTCTTGATCTTCCTTAAGAGAGAGATTTCTAGAGTTGCAGCAACCACATTGTTCGAACAGAATGTAAGAGCAACATGGAACGGCTTCTCTGCTCGCGTTGAGAGCATTTTGAATGACGTTAAGTCTCGCTTGGGCTTGGCTGACTTTAAGGTTGTGTTGGATGAAACAACCACCACACCAGATCTGGTAGACAGAAACATTATGTACGCAAAAGTGTTCTTGAAACCAGTGCAAGCAATTGAATTTATCGCACTTGATTTTGTAATCACAGATTCCGGCGCTTCATTCGCAGATTAATAAAGATAATTTATAGCATAACTACTATTTAGTACAACAGGAGAAAATAAAAAAATGGGCAGTGATCAATTCTGGAATTCAACAAGCATAGAGCCAAAGCGTCAGCATAAATGGCTTGTATACTTGCATAATTCAAACATTCCATCTTATGTTGCAAGAAAGGTAGAAAAGCCAAGCTTTCAAATCAACGAGCAACAGCATAAATATTTTGGACATACTTTTAAATATCCGGGTCAGGTTACTTGGAATGATATCACTATGACCCTCGTTGATCCAATCGACCCAAATGTAAGCGACAAGCTTCAGGACGTATTGATAAACTCCGGATATCGCACTCCAGATAACCGCACAAACAACGCTCTATATACTGTCTCTAAAGACTCTTCTGTAAAGGCTCTAGGCCCTATTGTACGAATTGAGCAGTATGGCACACAACCCGGTCTTGGCGCAAGCTCCGGCGAACCTTATCTTATTGAGGCGTGGCAAGTCTTCAATCCTTGGATTAAAGATGTAAAGTTTGGTGAATTATCCTACGAAGATGACGGAATTGTCACTGTAGACTTAACAATTGCTTTCGATTGGGCTAAACTAGTAGACGTCAAATAAAAACTGAGGTGAAAAATGGCTAGAAATAACGAGGACCGCTTGGGTACACCCGCCCCTGCTCCGCCAAACGTTATGGAAACTTCGAACAACACTGCAGGAGATCAAATGTTTTCTTTTGTTACTCCCACTGAGTTTGTCGAACTTCCTTCAAAGGGTAAGTTTTATTCGGAAGGACATCCTTTACATAATGTAGAAACAGTCGAGATCCGATATATGACAGCTAAGGACGAAGATACTTTAACTTCACCTGCGCTGTTAAAAAAAGGAATTGCAATTGAGAGACTTTTAAAGAATGTTATTATCGATAAAAGTATTAATACTGATGACCTTTTAGTTGGAGATAAGAATGCAATCTTGGTTGCAACTAGAATCTCTGGCTATGGAGCAGGATATACAGCAAAGATAACATGTACATCTTGTGCTACTTCTACGGACTATACTTTTGATCTTAACGAGGTCGACCAGAGTCTCCCTGAAGAGTTAGAGGTAAACGATGATGGCCTCTTCAATCTTAAACTACCTAAGATGGATGTTATGGTTGGCCTGAGTCTTATGACAGGTGCTGATGAAAAGCGATTAGTTAAGTTAGCAGAGAACCGAAAGAAGAAAGGTCTTCCAGAAGCTGTATTAACAGATCAGTTTAGGATGATTATTCGTTCAGTTAACGGCAGTCAAAACAACGAGCACATCAATGCTTTAATTGAAAACATGCCAGCAACAGATTCAAGATACCTGCGAACTGCATATGCAGAGTTATCACCAAATGTGGACCTTACTCAAGATTTTGAATGTCCAGAATGTAGCATGCAGGAGGAGGTCATTATTCCGTTTACGACGGAGTTTTTTTGGCCTAAGTGAGAAGTATGCTAAAAACCTATATGAGCAGTTTTTCTTTCTGAAATACCATGGAGGCTGGAGCTTCGCAGAAGCTTACAGTTTACCTGTCCGATTAAGAAACTGGTTTGCAGATAGACTTGTCAGCCAGATCGAAAAAGAGAATGAAGCTTTAAAGGATGCTAAACATAGGTAAAACATATTCTATAAACTAATTACAATGATTAGAGAGAGTTGCGCATATGCAAAATATTAATGAAGAAGAGTTAGACCAAGTTATCGATTTAGGATTGAACCGTAAAGGAGAGCTAAATGAGAGTGCCCTGAGAATGTTGGGTGCAAGAATTAAGCTTGCTTTAGAGAGAATGTTCACTCCTATTACGGCTGGCGTCTCAAAGTTAAAGGTCAAGGGAAGTCGAAAAGAGATCGACTCCTTCTTCTCCGCACTTAAGTCAGAGAAGAAGTTTATGGATGCTTATACAAAATACGGTCTGGATGACCCCAGAACAGTAAAGAACGCCGCTTCTCTCCGCCGTGCTACATCTGGATTTCAAAGTGCTACTGGAATAAAATGGCCTTTTAAGTAAGGGGGGTTTGTAAGTGGCAAATGAAAAAGACATCAATCTCCAAGAAAGGCTAAATAAGCTTCTTCAACAGAAGGCGGGTTTAATCAAACAAATTGCTGATGCTGAGGCAAAACAGTCTGCTAAAGCCGGCGAGTATGTAACTAAAACACAGAAGGCAATGAAGGTGGCTCAAGATAGAGCCGCTCTTGCCGAAAAGATTCTTGAGTTCGAAGAGATGGCAGAGGAAGAGCGCAACAAAGACCTTGCTAGCGAAGCAAAAAGAATTGCAAACTTGAAAGCGAGAAACCTGCTTACGAAAGAAGAGGCTGAACTACAAGAGCAGATTATACTTGCAAAAACTCAGATCGCTCAGAACGAAAAAGATGTGACTGACGAGATGAAGCAACAACTTCAGCTTCAAATCGATTTAAAAAATGAGAAAGAAGAGCAAAAAGAAGCCGCTGAAGAAGAAAAGGAAGATCTCCTTAGCAATCTTGATACTTTAGGAGGTATGATTGGTTTAACCAGTACTCAAACTACTCTTTTCGGAAAAATGGGCAAATCTGTCAAGAGTATTGGAAAGATACTTTCAAATTCTGAATCAGATATGGCTGATATGGCTGAAGCCGCTGCCGACATGAGCCTTGATTTGGCTATAGGTACAGTCATCGCCAGATCAGAAGAACTCTTTACTCTTCAAGATGGCATAATTGCAAATTTCCGAGCAACAACCGGCGCATCAGCCCAGACAGCAGCCGCAGTTGCCGGCGCATCAAACGAATTGCGTGAGATGGGCTTAGAGATGGCCTCTGCCGGCGTAGCTGGCGAAGCTTTATATAATAGTGTAACGGCTTTTAGAACAGCCACTCCAGAAGCCCAAAGAGAAGCAGCCGCATTTACTGGATTGTTGGTGGAACTCAACATTGATGCCGGCATCGCAGCCGATGCAATGCAAACATTGACTATGGGAATGGGCCAAAGCTTATCTCAAGCTCAGGCGACGACCGAAGAGTTGTTGCATTTTGCGAACTCTATTGATGTTAATGTTAACGAGGCTCTAGGCAACTTCGCCAAACACTCCGATGAATTGGTTGCTCACGGTGACGATGTGATGGGCGTGTTTAAACAATTACAGACTCAATCTCGCTTAACAGGAATTTCTATGGATTCTTTGATGTCAGTCGCCGGCCAATTTGATACCTTTGAAGGCGCAGCTAGTGCAGTTGGTAGATTAAATGGTATTCTCGGTGGCCCTTATTTAAATTCTATTGATATGGTTTATATGACTGAGGCCGAGAGACTAGAG